CGTTGTGACCCTTTTTATTTGGCGAATAATTTGACGAACAATAAAATTTAACCTATAATTAACTAACACTAAAAAACAAAATTATGATGAGTTCACTTGACGCAGTACTTTCACAGTACGAAAAAAACACACAATCTTTCGGAGACTCTAACAAAATGTCTCAAGAGGAAAGAATGAAAAAGTATTTCGCTTGTATCCTTCCACAAGGTCAAGCACAAGGACAACGTAGAGTCCGCATCCTCCCAACACCTGATGGTTCATCTCCTTTCAAAGAAGTATGGTACCACGAATTACAAGTGGGTGGAAAATGGCAGAAGTTTTATGACCCAGGTAAAAACGACAATGAGCGTTCACCTTTGAATGAGGTTTATGAAGAACTTATGTCAACAGGAAAAGAATCTGACAAAGAATTGGCTAAACAATACAAATCACGTAAATTTTACATCGTGAAAGTTGTAGACCGTGATGCTGAAGAAGAAGGTGTAAAATTCTGGCGTTTCAAACACAACTACAAGAATGATGGTATCTTGGATAAAATCATTCCTATTTGGAGACAAAAGGGTGATATTACTGACCCTGATAAAGGTAGAGACCTTATCGTTCAGTTGGTGAAATCTAAAACTCCTGGTGGAAAAGATTACACATCAATCCAAACTATCATGCACGATGACCCATCATCACTTCATGAAAACGCTGCAACCAAAGAAGAATGGTTGAAAGATGAGTTGACTTGGTCTGATGTTTATTCTAAAAAACCTGTTGAGTACTTGGAAGCTCTTTCTCGTGGTGAAGAACCACGTTGGGATTCTGAAACAGGTAAGTATGTTTATGGTGATGAAGCAATTATGACTATGGGTGGTGCTAAAACAAACACCGCAAGTCCGTTCCATTCTGACCCACAGATTAACGCTGAACCTGACGAGGATTTACCATTCTAATATAACTGAGCATGGGCACTTGCATAGACATAGTGTCCATGCTCTTTCTTTTTAATTAAACAAAACAAACACATAGACAATGGCAATCAAGAAAAACGATTTTAGTTCAATCAAGAAAAAATTTTCAACTTCAGCAAAGTATAAACCACAAAGATACTTGGAGTTAGGAAAAGATTTCTTGGATGCCGTAGGACTACCAGGTCCTGCTATCGGACATTTGAATATGTTCTTGGGTCACTCAGACACAGGAAAAACTACCGCGGCTGTGAAGTCGGCGGTTTCAGCACAAAAACAGGGTATTCTTCCTGTTTTCATTATTACAGAACAAAAGTGGAGTTTTGACCACGCAAAACTTATGGGTTTTGAATGTGAGGAAGTTATTGACGAAGAAACTGGTGAGGCGGATTGGGATGGATTTTTCATCTTCAACAACAACTTCAGTTATATCGAACAAATTACTGATTACATTAACGAACTATTAGATGCACAAGAAAAAGGTGAATTAGATTATAGTTTGTGTTTTATTTGGGATTCAGTTGGTTCAGTTCCTTGTAAGATGACTTACGAAGGTAAAGGTGGTAAACAACACAACGCAGCGGTTCTTGCCGACAAAATTGGTATGGGTATCAACCAACGTATTTCAGGTTCAAGAAAATCTGATTCAAAACATGAGAACACTTTGATTATTATTAATCAACCATGGGTTGAATTACCTGATAATCCATTTGGTCAACCAAAAATTAAAGCAAAAGGTGGTGAAGCAATTTGGTTGAACTCATCTTTGGTATTCTTGTTTGGTAATCAAAAAGGAGCTGGTACAAATAAGATTTCAGCAACTAAAGACAAACGAACTGTTAAGTTTGCAATTCGTACCAAAGTTTCCGTGATGAAAAACCATATTAATGGTTTGGGTTATGAAGATGGTAAAATTATCGTCACTCCTCACGGTTTCTTGGCAGGAAAAGACGCGACAGAAGAGAAAGCTTCTATTGAGGCTTACAAAAAAGAATATGCTGATTATTGGAAAGAAATAATTGGTGTTGACGGAGATTTTGAGTTAAGTGAAACTGCGGAACCCGCATAATACATTATTGTGAAGACACTTTTAGTAGACGGTGATAACCTATTCAAAATAGGATTCCACGGAGTTAGGGATTTATTTGTAGAAGGAAACCATATTGGGGGTGTCTTCCATTTTGTTAATACATTACGAAAACAGATTGATGAATACAACTACGACAAAGTCTTGGTATTTTGGGACGGTGACGACAACGCTTCCGTGCGTCGTCAGATATATCCTAATTACAAATTAAACAGACGACAAGATATGAACGAGTTTAAGCTCGAATCATATCACACACAAAAAGCCCGAGTAAAAGAATATATTGAGGAGTGTTTTATAAGACAAATAAGGGTGGATATGAACGAGTCTGATGACTTGATAGCCCATTACTGTAAAATAGCTCCAGAAGAGAAGAAAACCATCTTATCGGCTGATAAAGACCTTCTTCAGTTGATAGATGAGAATACACAAATTTACTCACCCATTTCTAAAGTGTTTTACAAACACGGAGACAAAGTCAAAATGGGTTATTATGAAATTCCTATCAGTAACATTTTAACATATAAAATTGTTACAGGTGATAAGTCCGATAATATAAATGGAATATATTATTTCGGAGAAAAAACTTTAATCAAATATTTTCCCGAGTTCCTTGACAAGACGGTCAAGATTGGTGATATTTTATCAAGAGCGGAGGAACTGCTCAAAGAAGACAAAGACAACACGGCACTTAAAAACTTACTTAGTGGAAAAACAAAAGACGGAATTTACGGAGAAGAGTTCTTTCAAATCAATGAAAGAATTGTGGACTTACAAAACCCACTCATTTCTGATGAGGGTAAAGGAATTGTTGAACAATATTATGCCGACACTTTAGACCCTGAAGGTAGGGGTTACAAAAATCTTATACGTATGATGACAAATGACGGGTTCTTTAAGTACCTTGGAAAGAGTGACGATGCGTTTTTAAGATTTATCCAACCGTTTATGAAGTTAACAAGAAAAGAAAAAAGAAAATTTAGACAAGAAAAATAACACACTTATAAAAATACAGATATGAAAGAAACAGATGTAATCAAAATGGAATTCCTAATCACATTGAATGACAATATTGTTATTCAGAGGTATTTCAACGTTCGTGGGTACAATCCAGCAGCGAGAAATTCGTTGAACATGTCCTACTACCTAAAAGACTTCGTACATCAATTTGAGTACGACCAAAAAATGCGTTCAGTTGTTTATTTGATGGAGAATCAAGAGCAGATTATGGAAGACCCAAATGTCCTTGAAACATCAAATACAAATGGTCCCGAAATTTTTAATTTTTATATTAAAGTCGGTGAACAGACAATTTGTCATAGAATTTTGAACGCCAAAATTTTCCCACCTAAAATAAGATACACCGTGGATATACGCCAGCAAGTAAAAAGTGTATTAAAGGACCTGACTGACATTTTTTCAGGTGAAAATTTTGTTACAACTTACATGAATTATAACTTGGTATAATAGTATTTATCAAGACCAGTCAAAGGAATAAAATTATGTCAAACAAGAACTTCGAATATCTAGGTAATACATTTCAACTTCAACTACTTAACCAAATAATTTTAGATAAAGATTTCGCACATTCTATTATTGACGTAATTGAACCATCACACTTCGAGAACAGATACTTCAAAACATTACTCCAACTCATAAAGGAGTATTATGTGAAGTATGATTGTACTCCATCTTTTGAGACACTTTCACAAATGGTGAAAAGTGAATTCCCTCAAGAGTTAATGTTAAAAATTCTTAACGATACCATTAAACAAGTAAAAGATGCTCCGACTGAAGGTGCATCTTTCGTACAAGAGAAATCTCTTAAGTTCTGTAAACAACAAGAACTACAGAAAGCGATTACAAAATCACAAAAAATTCTTGACAATGGTGAATTTGAAAACTACGACAAACTCGAGGAATTGGTAAGAACCGCTCTACAAGTTGGGGAAAACAATAACAAGATTGAAGACGTGTTTACAAACTTGGATGACGTATTGAATGAAGATTTCCGTCACCCAATTCCAATGGGAATTACAGGTATTGATAAATTACTCAAAGGTGGTTTAGCAAAAGGAGAATTAGGTGTAATCTTGGCACCAACTGGGGTAGGTAAAACTACGATTCTTTCCAAAATTGCTAACACCGCATTTAACAACGGATACAATGTATTACAGTTGTTCTTTGAGGACAATCCAAAGGTAATCCAAAGAAAACACTTTACTATGTGGACGGGTATTGCTCCTGATTTATTACCCCTACATAGAGATGAGGTTTTGGAAAAAGCACGTGAAGTAAGAGAAGAAATGACTAACAAGTTGTTTCTTAAAAAATTACCTTCAGACCAACACACAATGACCCAAA